GTGTGAATAATCAATCAATAACTGCTCCTACCCCTAGTTATGGTGAGAGATATAGATCTTCAACAGCTGCAGTTAATACAGGAACAGAATTCTAATTATGAGTACACTCTTTTATTTAAATCCTAATCACCCTTTAAAAAATAAAACTGCAGTAAGTAATATAATAAATCTTGCTGGGGATAATATGCCACCGTTACCTAGACCTATAGAATATAGAGCGATTGATGTAATAAAAGAGTTTAAATGGACTAAAACCATACGTAGCGAAGACTTTAATATAGATAATGTACCTGCTTTATATTTGAAAGAATATTACGTAACTCAACCAGGGTTTGCTTCAAATGTACAAAATATAACTAACAGTATTATTGATACTCTAGATACTATAAGAAATAGTGAAGTAGTTACTAACTTTTTACCTTCATTGAAAAACGAAGAGCAAGAAGCTGAAGGAGAGGGAGAAGAGCCTATAGGGACTATACAGGCAACAAGAAACAAATTGAATGCTATTGTCAATTGGGCTAATTTAGGCTCTACAGGTATACCTACAGGTGATCAAAGATACATGCGAGCATATGAAGATCTTTATGGAGTATTGTTTTCAGATTTCGAATACATAATACCATATTTTAATAATAGTTTTAAAAATATTGAAACTTCTTGGTCTCTCGATAAACAAACCAAAGGTCTAACCAAAGAGATAAGTAGTATTGGTGGCAAAAATTTGAATTTAGGGTCAGTCGCGGAAATGATCACTACAGGTTTTGGTTTTGATTTTGCAAAAACATATAACTACCCTGATAAAGGACCGTCAGTAACTTTTAATCTGTATCTAGATAATACTTACGATAGTGCGTTTGATAGTAATACTAATAATACACCTCCTTGGCAAAGAAATTGGGATTTAATATTCTTATTATTATATCAAAATTTACCTCACAAACGTAATAGAATATTTTTCGACCCACCGGTTATTTACAAAGCAACAGTACCTGGAGTATTTTCTTACTTATATAGCTATATGAGTAGCTTGCAAGTCGAATGTGTTGGTAATAGACAAAGACAGAGCGTAGGGGTTGTTACTCTCGGTAGTCAAAATACTTTTGTTGCCGCCAATCAATATTCGCCTGATTACTATACTACCTTAATACCCGAAGCTTATAAAATACAGATTACTTTAACTAGTTTGTTACCTGAGACTAAAAATTTAATGTTGTATGGGTTACAGGGGGATAATATAACAGTAAAAGTAGAACCAAGAAGACCAGGTGATGGAGTTGATCCTCGTAATGATTTAGGTATTTCAAGCACCAATGCTCAAGCTAACAGACAACGTTTTGAACGCAATACACCTAGATAAAATTATGATTACAGATTTAGACAAAACTCAAAATAATATTCCAGAGCTAGATAAACTTGAAAAATATAGATATGAAAATATTTTTAAAGTAGGGAGAAATAATAATTATTATTTTTATAATATATTAAAAACTATTACATTTCCTGAAAATCTAAACAAAGATATTTTTTATTATGAAACTATTACATCTAGGAGACCTTTAACAACTATTAGTTATAATATATACGGTAATCAAGATTTATGGTGGTTAATTGTATTAACTAATAAAATAACTAATCCTATTGAAACTATAGCGCCAGGAACTGCATTAAAGATAATAAAACCAGAGTTTGTAGATAAGATTATAACGTCAATACGTAGAAAGAATAATGTCTAAGGCACCAGAAATTAATAATCCAGTAGGTACATATTTAACTATTGATGGTGAGAAAATATTTTTTAATATAACTCTTATCAACAAAAAAGAAAATATCCCTCTACCTATAGATAATTTTATTGAACTAATTATTGAAGAAGATTTAAACTCTCCTTTTTATAAAGGTGTATTAAGAGTTAAAAATGATAAAAATAGATTTGATTTACAAGCAGTACCTACAACGCAGAAAAATTTTAACTTCATAGAAACTGGAGAAAATTTTATCACTATTGAAATAAACAAAAATAATATCTCCAAGCTTTATGTATTTTTTATAGTTGAAGAAACTACATCTGTTGAAAATGGTGAAAAGGTAAAAAACATATACATAGAAGATGCCTATTTATATAGATTAAGAAATGATCGATCATTATTTTCTACTACTAACTTATTACAGGGAGATGTAACTCAGCTATCCGATAATGATCGTCAAGTTAATGTAAGTGATGCAATACAAAACTTATTACAGACTAGTTTCGATGGTAATAATATTACAGAAGATTTATGGGCTAAATCATCTAACAAAACTAACTTTACTTCTAACTTAAAACAAAGTAGGTTAGAAGCTCTAGATTTTTTATTAGATAAAGCTATTGATACTAATAGTAATAGTCTGTTTCTATTCAAACGCAATAATTCTTTTGAACTACGAAGTATAAACGATCTTTTTGTAGATAATTTAGCAGCTAAAATAAAAAACAATTTTGGAGGTAATTTTACTCTTGTTAATGAGCAAATGCAATCTGAGCAAATGCCTCAAGTACTATCTACAAAAGTTACAGACTTTACTGTTTATAATGAAAATAGTTTACATACTTTAGAACAATTATTAAATCATAAAGTTATACGGTATGACTTCAATTCTAAGAAGTTTGATTTCTTTAATAGTGATAATACTATTGATAACACTTTAAACCACATCAAAGATAAATTTCTTAATAAAAGAACTACTGTCAATAGAGAAAGTAATGACAGAGTATCTAAAAATATTTTATATAAAATAATATATACTACAAATTCTGATGTTAATTCTTCTCGTTATGAGGGTCGTAACACTATACTTAAAAATTTAATAAGTTTGTCAACTATGCTTTCATATAAATGCAAAGGAATATATAATATAGCACCAGGTCAATTTATTAATACTTTTTATAATACAGCTATACCTAATAAGCATAGTAAGAAGCTAAACGGTAGTTGGATGGTAGTAGGATATAAGCATACATTCACTATAAATACTTTTTATTCTGAAATTGCTTGTACTAAATTTCATGAACTAATAGAAGATATATGAGCTGTCAAGTACCATTAAGAACTGCAGTACACGAACTAGTTAACAACAGATTTACTAGTTCTTATACTACTCAGATAAATGCAATAAAGCAATCTAAGCCCTTTTCTACATATCAAGTACAGTATAACTTATATAACGATCTTTATAATACAAAGCAAAAAACCGATCCAATTACTGAAGAAGCAAAGTTCTGGAAAGACGCTTTAACTAAAATTGAAGGTCTCCCTCCTGAGTTTATTATGTATTGGCATGACAAATTTGCGAGTGTACATCCTAAAGTTAAATCAGAAGTTGAAGCTTTAACTAATCTTGAAGATAGTGTGTTACAAAAAATAAGCGATAGTATCAGTAATACAGCTCGTCAAGATGAAAATGTTAGCCCTAGGTATTCTATTGCTGATGATGTAGAGTTCGATTCTATGACCCCTAGTCCTTTAACTTCTATATTACAGGATAAACTTCATGTAAATGTTTTATCTAATGTTCTTAATGCTACAGTAAAGACTAGTAGTTTTTTCAATCAAAATATTAATAAAATATATGACGGTTCTTTACAAACTACATCTCACGGTACTAACTTAGCAACTGACTTAAATCACAACAATAGACTATCTCAAAATAAACAAGAACTATTAGAAATTGCAGCAGACTTTTTAGGTAGTGTATATGAGACAGTTGCTTATTTTACAAATTTCAAACTTAATAACATACAAAAAATAGAATCGTTTGTATTTGATTTTGATGTAGAAGGTACTTCTGTACAAATAGACTTACTAGGTAACAAAGCTAATAAGTTAAACGATAATATAAAAACTACTAACTTACTCAGCTGATTCTTCAGCTTCTATAACATCCTTACCATCAATTAATTTTTTAAGAATTTCCTCTCTGCTTATTTTGAGCTTATGTTCTTGTTCTGTATATTGTAGCATTTGTTTAGATTCTACATCCATCTTTTTCACTTGCAATTGAACTTGGGCTTTCTTATCCTGTGTTACAAGTTTATTAAGTGCTTCTATGGCACCTGTTGATGCTTTTATAAGCTCAGCTAAAGAAGATATATTATCCGCATCTGGAACATGAAAGACAACTTCTTTCATATTGTCAATCATTTCCATACTATCTTGGATAAGTTTGGAAGAGTTATCTATAATGAATTGCTCTACCTTTTCTTTTTCAAGAGGCTCAATATCTTTCTTTTTAGAAAGCTGTTTAGTTTCTTTTGGAATTTCTTTAAGCTGTGCTATAATATCATTAGCTTCTTCCATAGGAGTATTTATAAGCCGTTTCTAATAATTAAACCTTGATTAAAAAATAATAATATATATCATACCTGTATGACAGAAAATGTGAATTGGAATATTGTAGATAAGCCTGCTATTAAAGTTAAGTTTTTGAAGACTCATGATGATGCTATTCTCCCTAAAGTTAACAATAACGCATGGGCTACAGGAGATTCTGGCTACGATATTTTTAGTGTAGAAGATGTTGTTATTCCTGCTCGCGGCACTACTGTAGCACCGGTAGGCATTACCGTAGCTGATATCTCTCCTGGTTACTGGTTTCGTATCGAGCCTCGATCTGGTCTTGGCTTTAAACATAACATCCAACCTCATCTAGGAGTTATTGATAACCAATATCGTGGAGATCTTGGAGTAAAGCTTTATAACTTTAGTGATACAGATGTTACGATTGAAAAAGGTAAAGCTGTAGCGCAATTTGTAGTTTATCCTCTTTTGCAAGTTGATGTGGATTGGTCTGAAGAAGTAACTGAGACTAATCGTGGAGCAAAAGGCTTTGGTTCATCTGATAAGGCATAATATGAATTTTACTGACATCTGGGTTGAAAAGTATAGACCGAGTACTCTAGACGATATTGTACTTTCTAAAGACGCTCGAGATTATTTTAATAATGTCAAGCAAAGTGGTAATCTGCCTAATCTATTACTAGTAGGTAGCCCAGGTGTCGGTAAAACTACTCTCGCGAAAATTATTATCAATGATATTCTCCAGTCGCAATATCTTTATATAAATGCGTCTGATGAGAATGGTATTGATACTATCCGTACTAAAGTAATTAACTTTGCTCAGACGCAAAGTATCTTTGGTACAATCAAAGTGATTGTGCTCGATGAATGTGATGGTTTAAGTCTAGACGCACAAAAAGCTCTTCGTAATAGTATGGAAGAGTATCATGATATTGCTCGGTTTGTTCTAACTGCAAACTATCAACATAAGATTATTCCCGCTCTTCAATCAAGATGTCATACGTTTGTATTCACACCACCTAAAGAAGAATACATTAAGCGTGTGTTACATATTATTAACGAAGAGAAAGTTGATATCGAGCATAATCATTTATCAGAGTTGATCAATAAGTCTTATCCCGATCTACGTAAATGTATTAATAATATACAAAAGTATAATATTACAGGTAAGAAAGGTAGTGTACTTAGCAATGCGGAGAGCATTGTAGTAGAATGTTTAGCTCTATTGCAGAAGAAAGATATGTATAAAGCCCGTAAACATATCATTGAAAATGAAACCTTGTTCAGCAATGATTATGATATGTTATTCAAAACTTTATTTGAGCAGCTTTATAATAATAAACTTTCTTTATCTGCAGACAAAAACAGAGACTGTATGATAACAGTCTCTGAATACTTTTATAGAAATAATATTGTAATTGATAAAGAAATTAACTTCTTTACATGCTTAATTGAAATATCAAGGCATATATTTTGAGGTGTAGCTCTCACCTGCTAATTTATAGTCCCCACCTTCAATCTTAGTTTTACTACCAATTTCTATCTCTTTATCTTTAACGGGCTCAGGTTTTTCATTTGTTTCAACCTGTTGCTCGTTATTTTTATCTGTTCTAGTACCTCTGTGATTTTCGTAAGTTTCATCAAACTCTACTAGCTCAACAGGAATAGTTAATGGATTACTATAAAATCCTGGTGCCTCTTCTACTGCAATATCAGCAAAGTGCTCACCAGAGTTTAATACGTTAGTCTCGTATTGAGCAGATTTTAAAGCACTAAAGAGAATAAATCTTCCAGCTTCTTGTAACTGAATAATACTATCTACGTAGCCTTTGCGGGCTTCATCTAAGTTTTTATACCAGTCAGAGCTCTTGACATTCGATCGAATCTTTACATAGTCTCCTGGGATAGCACTCGCTTTACTATAGCGCTGGTATACCTGTTCGTATATTTTATTGAATTTTCCCATTTTAATTATTTATGCTTTTTGTTTATTTATTAAATAATTAATATGCCTATAAATTTAGATTTTTTATCTGATGAAAGCAAAAAGTATAAAACAGATACTTTTACATATAGTGATCTGCACTTAGACTTTAGATTAAGATCTAAACTAAATAATGCTTATGTTTCAGATACTGGTACAAAAGAAGAGGTACAAGTAGATTATGATCTCGAAGCAGTTAAAAACTCTATAAGAAACATATTCAATACCAAGCCTGGTCAGAAAATATTAAACCCTGCATTTGGTTTAGATTTAAGTAGATTTTTATTTCAACCTATATCTAAAGAAACTGCAAGACAGATTGGTAGTGAGATTATGGATCAGCTCTCTTTTTACGAGCCTCGTGTTACAGTACGAAAAGTAGATATTGTAGGTAGAGAACAACAAAACGAATACTTCATAACATTGGTTATCGCTGTTCCGGAATTAAATAATTTAAATGCGAATATTAGCGGAACACTAAATGAAACAGGATTTACGTACTAATTATGGCAAATATTACAGAATATAATTTACCTATAGATGCATATGCATCGTTTGATGCTCGTAGTTTGAGAGATCTTATTGTAGATCGACTCAATAATAATAGCGATATCTCTTTTACAGATCAGAATTACGAAGGTAGTAACCTTAACGCAATTATAGATATAATCGCATATTCATATCATACTTTATTGTTCTACTTGAACCAAACTAGTTCTGAAGCAGTTTTCACGGATGCGCAGCTGTATGAAAATATGAACCGTATAGTCAAATTGATTGACTATAAACCTGTAGGTAAACAATCGTCAGTTGTACCTATAGAATTAACCGGACTAGCTAATTTGTCAATCGGTTATCATACAGTACCCAGATTCGCTTTTATTACATCTAATGGTAAGACTTACTCAGTTGTTAGAGATACAACTTATAGAAAAATTACCGCAGCTTCAGAAAAATTAACTCCTATAGAAAATAATCTTTTTTATGAAGGTAAGTTTCAGGAATATCCTTTAGTTAATGCGACAGGGGAAGAATATGAAATGATAAATCTTTTACCAGGCGCAGATACAATAGTTGATCACTTCAACATTTATGTATTCGTAAAAGAGATTAATAATAACAAATGGTATGAATATAAAAGATCCCCTTCATTGTTTTTAGCTGATGCAAATGATAGGGTATTTGAATGTAGATATAACCAAAATAAAAACTACGAAATCAGATTTGGTAATAATATAAACGGTGCGAGCCTGACAAACGGAGATCAAGTTGCAATATACTATTTACCTTCTTCTGGAGATACAGGTAAAATAACCAAAAACAATTTTAATGCGACTACTCTTAATATCTTTAATACTACTCGCTTTGATCAAATTTTTAATGATATTAAAGACACTACATTAGATTACGTATCTGTCGATGAGAGTGTTAATATAACAGCTACTAACACTGAAGATAGTACAGACTTTGGAGAAGAAGAAAGTGTAGAAGAGATTAGAACTAATGCACCAAAGTTTTTTACATCAGAGTATAAATTAATAACTAAGAAAGATTATGAAGCATTTATAACTCGCAATTACAAAAATTTTGTTTACGATGTAAAGGTACATAATAATTCTGATTATTTAAATTCTTATAGATCTTATCTAACAAATAATTTAGGTTTAAATTCATATAAGGGCCATAACAATGCTCTCTTCAATCAAGTTACTTATAGTGATAGTTTTGATTTCAATAATTTGTTTGTAACAATAGTACCTAAGTTTAAAAAAGGTAAATCTGTTGTAACTAGATCTAATTATATATCACCTTCTCTAAAAACAGAAATTATTAGGAACATAAGAGATTATAAGCTTTTGAATGCTGAAATAACCTTTCTCGATCCTATATACTTAGGGATTGATTTTTACCTTAAAAGCTCTTCAGAAAGTAGAGCGTTACAAATAAAAGACTATACATCTTTAGTTATTGAAAGAAGTTCTGCAACTATTGTAAATGATAATACAATAATCGATAAAGCTTTCAATATTTTACAAAGTTATTTTAATAATGCTAAGCTTGGTCAGTTTATTAATATTACACAACTTAATGCAGATATTTTAGGTATTGATGGTGTTGTAGGTTTGTATACATATAGATCAGATTTAGGTATTAAAGCAGACGGTATAAATTTCGGTTTATATAATCCTGTTTATAATGGTAGAGATTTAAAAATAATTAACACAAATACTAACTTACTTACTTTTCAAATTCCATTTATAGAAAATTCTGTAGCTATGAAAAATAAAATTACTGTGGAAACAGTAACTAGAACAACTAACATTGAATACTAATAATGGCAGATTGTGACGTAATCAACGGTATTTCAGATTGCACTCTATCGGTTACAACACCGATTACTGTTGCGCCTGCAACTCTTTCAGGTTATACAAGAATAACCAGTTTTACTTTCACACCTAATCTTACAGGAGATTTTCTTGAGTCATATCACAAAGAAGTTAGTACCATTAAAACTTTTTGGGACTTCGGAGACGGTTATACTCTAAGTGCAGCTAATACATACACATCCTCTCATATATATCAATATCCTGGTCAATATACAGTGACTTGTTATTTCTATGATAATGAAGGTAATGCTCTTCTTAATATAGCTAGTGAAACTATAACTATTAAAAATTTTATATCTACTAAAATAGAAGTCCTTAATAAAAATAATATTTCTATTCGTACTGGTGCTTTGGAAGATCTAGTACGGAATTCAGATTCATCAAAAGCTTTTCTTAATTTCAAAGCCCAAGTTACATGGCAGGACTATAATCCAAGTGGTAATACAATATATTTTGCAGCGAGTGGTGCCCGTTCTAATATTTTTGATGAAAGTAATAAATATGCGCATCTTGTTCCCTATAGAGGTTTTTATGTAAAAACAAACAACGGGTATAATAGAGTATATAATAAACATACTATACAACTCACACCGATATATTGCAAATTAGATTCTAATAATAATCCGTATAAAGTTCCTGCAGGTACAAGCGGAGCAGTAATCTTAGGAGCAGAAACTCCAGCAGATGATAAAAAAACAAGAATTTTTTATTACGACGAATCAGATTACGAAGAAGATGCAAACCCTAAAATAATTTTTAGCATAGATAATTCTAAGCATACTTTAAAAGACTTATTTGTAAACTCTCAAACTGATGTCAGTATTAATTTATCTGATATGAATTATATGGAGAGTAATATAGATTTAGTAACTGTGAACATGATTAGAAGTATACCTAATAGACTAGTTTTTACTACTACAGGTATGTCTGATATGAAAGCACCTTCAACAAGAAGGGAAAATAGTAAGTTCAGAGTATTCATAGCCGCACAAAATACATCAGGAATAGATGGATCGAGAGTTATATCACCAACAAAATATTATAATACGTTTTTTTATGACCCTACTGGTTATGATAATAATGAAGTTGGTAAGTTTAAAGCAGAGGTTAGAGTCGGTAGTATTACTGCTGAACCAGATCAGACCTTAACAAATTTAATTTCTTGTATAAAAACAGATGATCTTCCATACAACACTACTTTGAGTAGTAGCGAGTTAAGTTCTTTTCTGTATATAAATTATACACCAACTTTATCAAGTAATGTAGAACAGACTCAAGTAATAACTATATCTGGACAACCTGCTTCATATATGCCAGTACTAACCGGGGAATATACATTTACAGTTATACCATCTGCAGAAAATATCTTTTATAAAATAAAAGAATATGAGTTTAATTATAGTGAAACCTTAAAAGATTATAGATTTCAAGAATTTTTGTACGAATATGAAAATCTATTCAATGATGTTCTTGAGCCAATTGTAGGCACAAATCTAAGTGAACCAGGAACATTAGGTAAACGATTTATAGAAAAAATAGGTAACTTTGTAATTAATAACGTAGATGTAGATACATGTAATATTGATGTACTCAAAAAGTTATATACTTTCTTAAATGAGCAATCATTATTTTCATCAACTATAATACCCCCGGATTTGAAAAGAATGTACGATCTTTTCTCTATAAAATCTAGTTTACTTTTCGGTCAACGAGAAAAAGATAATAAAAACTTCAATACGTTTTATAATAGTGGCTCAGCTTACGGTATTAATATTGCTTATAATACTAAAATAGACACTTCAACCTATATGGTTTCAGCAGGCCGTAAATTTGTAGCAGTTCAGAAGTTTAATAGTGAGCCAATAGTTATAACACCTATGAATGTACCAACTAGTACTATTTCTACTGGCTCAACTAGTTCATACCCATTGAGCGATTTCAACGTTTATTCTAACTGGGGATGGCCATTGGATACTAGTATAACAGGAGTAGACTTAGAATTGCTGTATGACTTCCATTATTATAGAGATACTCTATATAGTAACACTATACAAAATAATATTATTGATAATAGAAGTGTAAACAATGGTACAATAAGAAACAATATTGATTATCAAGTAAGAAAAGGATTAGATATATGATAGATTTAAATACAAAAAAACCTGTAACATTTAAAGAGTTTAAAAAATATTATTTAAATCTTAACAATTTAAATGAACTTAATAATCTTTATAACGAGTACTTAGTTAATTTTTCTAAAAATAAAATTTTAGTTAATAATACAAATAATAATTATATTGCTGAAAATTATAAAGAGTTTGTTAAAAATATAGATTTTAATTCTCTCAAAACCGAAACTACCATATTTTTAAGTAGATTGAACTATAATGATATATACGACTTAGATATTGTAGTTAGTTATGTAACTAATTATATTTTATCTGAGCTTGAAATCTATAAAGCTGCGCGTGAAGAATTAAAGTATGCAAAAATTAAAAATAACCTTATAACATCTCGAGCAGGTATAACTCTACGATTAAAAAACTTAATACTTAGAACATTAGTAAGATATAGTGGATATCTTGCTAAGTCAGGAGTACCTATAAATTTAAAAGAAATAAGTAATAAGCTAAGTATAAAATTTTATAACTATGCGTGTAATCTTGTAAGATCTACTGAAAATTATTCTGATCCAGATGTCCTTGAAAGAACTAATTTTCAAAACAAAATAAAACAATTATCGAAAGATATTGTACAACCTATAAAGGTTAAGCATAAAGGTAAAACAGTATATTTAAAAGCTAACTTTAATCGCAAAATATCAGCTAATGTATTGTATACTGATTATAATAGTCTACCTGATCGATTTTTCGCGAATGAAGAAAAGAAATTAGAAAATTTAGTTCCATCTTTAATAACAAAACTATATGAAAAATATTTAGAAACTGATGTCTATCAGCTTTCTGGTGACGGTAATTCATATAATTTTACTAAAGTACTCTCCGCAGTAAATAATAATTCTTATTACAATAAATACAACCCAACTGTTAATAGTGATTATGGTACTTTAATTGATAAAACAAAACTACCTCAACAATTATGTTTTACTAATGCTGGTTTAGCAACAAGTTTATCAAAAAATCTTACATATAAAATAGATGTACCTGCAGTAAAAGGTACTTACTTGATACCCGATCCGACTAAAGTTCAACCTGGATTCGGTAAAAGTAAAAGAAAATCACAAGGTCCTGTAATATTTTCTGCTAATAATTCTTGGATAAAAAATAATGAAACAGGTAACAGTATAAGTGTAGTAGATAATACATCTCTCAAAGGTTTTGGTTACCAATCAAAAGAACAATCTCTTAATTATAGTCATACAGGTATAAATCGACAATCAGATGAAATAAGTTTCTGGAGTGGGGAAAGGCATGATATATGGAAAAATAATGATACCTACAAAAAAATAAATCTTACAACATATCCAGAGGCCGAAAGATTTTCAGATTTATTAATAACAAATAAAACCGCAGTAACTATAAAAACAGATTTATATGGCAACGAGTTTGCTTTATACAAATCTGTACAACCTGATAGATTAGGTAGTTCTAGTTATACTACTTATAACAGCATATATGATAATTTACCTCCAGAAGTAGTAGAAGATGGAGACTGTATAATTTATGATGGTCAATACTTTGAAGATACCCTAACAGCAATATCTAATGCTGACCCAACATTATACCCAGATATAGATTCAATATTTGATGTAGTTTTATTTAATGATGTATCAGGTTGTAATGGGTTAGATGGGTGGTTTGCGCCTTTATCAACAACTGAATGTGCTCACGTAACTGGAGAAGATGTAGTTGATAACGGCTATTTATCAGCAGGTCCGTTACATGGATTAAATATAGCTCTTAATTATTTCAACAAAGGTAGTATTACATTTAGCAACACTAGTGTACCCTCAAATTATCAAACATCATATACAAGTGTAACCCCTTTTGTGAGCTCTTTACCGTTATATAATCAAAAGTATACAGTACCTGGAGAGCTATACGTAAGAGATATAGGTACTCAAAAAGTTTATAGTTTTTATGAAAAACTAAGTAGTGTATTTACAAAACTACCTACTGCTGCCCAATCAGCGATTTCTGCGAATGAGGTAATAAATTTTGATGTAGTAGGTAATACTTTTTATATACAGACATCAGCTAACACTTTTACAGAGAGTTATGAATACGATGGGGAGAATTTTATACTATCTGTCGCTTCAAATTCTATAATTTAGTAGTAAATATTTTAAATGCCTAATAGTATACAATCAGATTATTGGTATATTGATGAAACAAATGAGTTTCTCGTTTGTGAGGTTAATGAAATCACAGGACCGAGCAATCCTTGCTTAGGTCAAACTCGTGCTTTTGTTCCTTATATATATTCTATTGATAGAGCAACTAATGTTAAAACTAAATTATACCCTATTAATGATCCTCAAATAACTGATGAAAGCGCTTCAGGGTTTGATGCATTTGTATTGGTACCAGATTGTAATTCAGATTTTAATTTTTCTGAGATTACAAAACCGCTTATATCATATAACGAAAAGGATGAATTATACAACATAAGTTTTCTTGGTAAATATACAGACAAAAATGACGGGGTTACTTTATTTAATTATATATTCCAATATGTAAATGAACAGGTAAAAATAGTAAGAAGTATAGCTATTGTACCTGAAGCTAAAAAGCTATCTAAAAAATATACATTTGAAAACGGTCATATAAATACAGAATTTTTTATTGAGGGTAATTCTTCTCATGCATCTTTTCTCGGTGTTACTTCAGAATTATTTACTAGCATTACCAGACCTGTATCATATAAAGTTAAACCAGTACATCACAATAATGACTTAAGATTTAATTTTGTCAATTTAGATTATGGTCATACCGGGACTGTAGCTAACTCTGCTTTACCTTTATGTAGTAGTGGAGGATATATAGCACAGCGTGGGAACGATCTAGCCTATAGAACTGATAATTGCATAAGAGTTGACTTCACTTGTAAATCATACTCTTTAAGCGGGGAGTCTCAATTAGGAATGGTACAGATGACAGAACTAGATGGAGTATCAGCTGCCCGCTGGGTTGAAGCGGTAACTTTATCTGCTGGTCCTGCAGAAGGTTTTTGTGTATTCTTTTATGAACCTACACAAGAAGATTCTACTGTTTTTGAAGATGTAGATTTGAACGGGGTAAATAGTTCATTAGGTTACTGTCCTGCTAGTGCTATTCAAATCGGTCAGGATAGATTACCTGCTGCATATACTGGTATAACATTACCGGGGTATGTAGCCATAGCGTTTGATCTCAACGGTAATTTTGCAACCACCGCAGAAGGTAAATCCGGATATTATACAGATGGATTAACAATAAGTCAGACATTATGTACAATAGGTATTAGAGGTAATAAGGTTAACGATTATAAAGCTTTATCCCAATCAACTGCTATAACAGCAGTACCTCTACATGAGTACGTAGAAGCTGCTGGTGATGCTACATACAAAGACTTTAGAGTTGAACTTACTAAGCAAGGGAAAGAGATTATTATATTCGGTAAATTAAATATTTCAAGCGATTATATTGAGCTACATAGATTAGACATGTCAAGGTTACCAGGTTATAATTTTACAGTCCCGCCTAAATTGAAAGTAGGTTTGAGTAGTACTACTGGAGGTGGAACTAATTTAGCTCCTTCTGTATTTAATTTTGAGCTCAAAAGTTTTAAAGTGAAGGGAGTGAAAGCTACATAATGAATACTTTTGATTATACTCTTGTCACAGAGCAAAATACTTTAACCCAAACAGCAAGTACTATTTATCAGAGCGTTACCGGTACCAATAATATCACTTTTTCTCTTTCTGGTATTGATCAATCGGAATCTCCTGTAGATAAAGTTATAGTAACTTTTTATGATGATAGAGAGTTGGTATTTAATAGATCTTTTACAGATTCTGTGTCTTCATTAAGTGCGGTAACATTTACTCAAGCAATTGAAAGTGAGGTAATAGATCAATGTAGTAAACCAGTATTATTTGCTCTGCATAGAGACGATGGCATTACAGATTTTTTCAATTTGGTATTTTATGTATACAGTGGTAGAGTATCTGATTATGAAGATATTAATTTAATTAAAAGTGATTTCATTAAAGCAGGTACTAATGACAAATATGGGGATACATTAATACATACATTTGAAACAAGTGAGCCAAAAATGGCAGGTATGAATATACTCACACTTGATTCTGACGAGTATGACTTCTTTAATGGTTATAGTGACTTTATAGCATTAACAGGAGAGAGTACAGAGGTAGGATTTACAGGCTATCCAGATGAATATGCTATTGTAAATTCATACGCAAACGCAGGCGGTGGAGTTAATATTCCTGGAATATTCAATGTCTTAAGATCTGGTTCTACTAGTAATCCTTTCTCCGTAAAATTTAGAACTAGACAGCCTTTGGCAAATGCAAGTTTAAATATAGGGTTAGGGACCCAACCATTTATCCCAGCTATTCCTGGTACTCAATTTTTACATACATCAGGCTACTTGAATTGGAATTGTAACGAATTAGATAGTATCAAAACTATTAACGTTCCAATAGTTGACGTAGTAGGGGTAGATATTCGGGATGGATATGTTCCTGTATTCAAGCTCGCGGGAACAGGTATAGGTACATCAATGGCCCCAGTATCTGGGGGTTATTTCTTTGTTGATTTATTTGATGTAGAGTCTTGTTCTGAAAATGTTAACTTAGCTACAAGCACTTTAACAGCCTATATAACTTATTAATAGGAGATTAAATATTATTATGGCATTAGAAGATGAAATTGTAAACATAGAAAATTTAGAAAAAGTTACCGAAATAAAAGCTGGTGATTATATTCTTATCGAAACTACTAATGGCACCAAGCTTATAGACTTTAAAGATTTTATTATCGGTACTGAAAACGTAACTTTTTACGATAAGCTAACTGGTTAATGAAAATAGTAGATTTTGATACAATTGTAAGTAAACCAGTAACATTAAGACATGTTCCTGATGATACTCTTTTGTTTAAAAATAATACTGAAAGCTTTGATTTTGGTTTACAATTAAAATCATATAGAATTTTTGATCGTTTAAGAGATAGAAAAACAAACTTTCAAACAGCTTATTTTTTATCTGATCTACAAAGTCTGAGCTCTATCGTAGAGCTCCGTTCACCATACACTTTTTATAGTGACAATCAGTTTACTACATATTTAAAGTATAATCATAATTATATTAAAGTTGATACAGTAAATACTGCTTTAACGTATAGTACAAATTTTAATAAATTAGATAGTAATTACTTTTTTACTATTAATTTAAGTACAAATAGATTTTTATATCTTACAAAAGAAATAGACAATAGCACATATTATGCGTATTGCTCTAGTGAATCTATTTATCTATCTTCAGGACAACCAAGTTTGAGTGCTCACTTATTTGAATATGTTCTTGAAGACAATAAGCTTAAATTATTTCCTTATAGAGACTTACAATATCCTAATAACAAATATCAAGTTATCCTAACCAATACTTTACAGCTCACAAGTACAGATGCAGGTAATTCTGTTAGTTCTGTATTTGAAGTATCAAGAAATGTATTAACCAAAAATAGAAAAAACTTAAACAACGTTTTTAGCTTTTATTTAGGTAGTTTTAATAGTAGCGATGTTGCTTTAAATCTTGATACATCAACAAACTATGTAAGTAACAATTACCTAGGATTCACTAGCTTATACACAATGGACTATTGTGATATGATGTATCCTAATGATACAACAGTAGGTTTTGATATCATACCTTTAAAGAACCAATCTACTATTGAAGAAATAAACGTACCTTCTAATCATTATAATTCTGAACCAGATTACCTTAATAGATCATATGATAAAATATTTTCAGGGTTAAATGAAAATTACGGTTACGATAAAATATATTTAACTTACAATACTGGAACAAAGGATGTACATTTTCCACCTTCAAGGCTCACGTATTTTACCACCCCATCAACTATTGCTCCTTATGATAGACTTAATATAAATGATTCTAAGATAGGTAAAATTGGTGGTGTTGCGGGAGATAATCCTTTGATAGCTGATAAAGTATTCAAGCGCAGATTAGATGTTAAGAACAATAATTTTACTGACGACGTTAATGCAACATACTTATGTAGCTGGCTATCAGGTAATGAAGCCGGAGAGCAATTGTGGGTAGATAGATATTATAATCCAGAAGCAACTGACTTTTCATCTGCGTTTTCTGGTTCTAGCTTTTATACAACAGTGACGAACGCTAATATGAATACTACATATGTATTTGATATTAGCTCAAGGCTTACTTTTGAAGGTAATAATGATTATGCTTATTACCATATTGGCGAGCAAGATTACGAAAGTTATATTAATACTTTAAAGGATTATAATCTTACAGATAATTTAAGAGTATTAACATTCAAGGGCGCATCAGCCCCTTACACTTATGACAAAAACGACTTAGTTCTAAATTGCAATGGAGATAGGTTCGGTAAGTTTACTACTGATCATACTGGAGATATGTGTTTCAGTTTTTGGCTTAGTGCTGATGATTATACTAAACCATTAGGTTATTCTTTACTAGGTAATTACTTTGAAGAAGGATTTGGTATATTTAATACAGATTATGTTACCCCTAATATATTATTGCCGTTCGAAAACAAAGTTTTATTTCTTAATAACGATTTAGAAATTTATGATGAACTAGAAATATTTGAAGAAGATAAACCTGTAGAAATAAAAGGTATAGCTCGTAAAGACAATTTCGATCAATTTTATGTATTAGGAAAAAATAATATAATTTACGTTTATAATTCTAGCCCTAATCTTATAACTAAATTAAATGTATTAGCAAATAAAAATGTAACTGTCCATGATATGGATGTTACAGAAAATAAAATTTATGTAGCTTTAGGTAATAATAAATTATACTTTTTTAATTTTGATAACAATACTTCATATGATGCTGAAATAGATCAGGGTGTAGAATTTAAAGACGATAAACAAAAATTATATATCAAACCTAATAGAGCAAATAGTATTATATTTACAACTGCAGATGCAAATATCGCTACAGGTAATGAAACTGCTGTAGACAATAATGATGTCACATATACTATTAGACAAAAATTACCAGATGTAGAAAATACTCCTTATAATTTTATATATAAAGGTCAGTTTGTTAGTAATAATACTAACTCTATAGAAGTTTCAGGTGGTAACTTTGAATCTGTAGTTACTAATATTATTGTAGATGATGAAGATAATCTTATAACAATTTATGATAATAATAGAATAGCAAGACTCAAAACTAATAGAGAATTAATAAGCTTTAAAGATCTTACTTTCATACAACCAGATTCAACTTTATATCTTGATGTAATCTTAGATTTTGAAGAAGATGTATACAAGAAGTATTATTTGATTGTAGAGAAAAGAAACTCTGGTGCATCTGAGGGATACACATACTTACATAAAATTGATAAAGATTTCAATTTAGTTTTATCTAAAAATATTGGCCAGCGTGCGGTCAATAGTTTAGCTTTAACTAAATCTATTACAAGTTTTTATTATCTCAAAAAATATAAAGCATCTAAAAGTAAGTTTAAGGTTATACTTAAAACTAAGCCTAAATTTTCTAAAACAGGTACATTCAAGAAGTCAAAATCAGTTATTACATATGATATCACTAAATTAAGCTCAGGGTATAATCATTTCGCTGTTAATATAAATCTTACTCAAGGTTGGATGGATCTATATATTAATGGTCGTAAAGTTGAACGAGCTGCGTTCCAGGGTGGCTCTTTCTTGTTAGATAATCCTTTAGGTTCAGGTATATTTCTTGGTGCGCTGAGTACACCTTACTACCTAACATTTGCAGGTAGATTACAACAACAAAGAAAGTATTTTCTTAAAAATATTAACTTCAGAGGTTTTAGATTATACAAAAAAGCTCTTGAATATAAAGATATAAGTGTACTGTATAATTATCATAACTTAAATAGAGATGCTGTATGGTCTATCCCTGTTGGTCAACGCACATATGTAGATACTATTGATCAGGTATTTAAGTTTAACGTACCAGAAAAAAATACAAGCTATTATGATATTGAAATACATAATTTAAATATTGCTAATAAGTTTTTTAACAATAAACTTCAAGAAGAAATATATAAAGAGCTCAAAAACATAATACCTTATTATGATGAAATAGTTGGTATAAAAGCTGATCCTGCTGGCACAACCCCTGAGGATTGTAACATTATAGTAGAAGATAGATTAAAAGTTATTAGTAATGTATTTCCTGGTAATTCAATTAATAATGAACCACCTGTGTTGAGATGTTTACAGCTTGGCCCGGATTCGCTTAACGGTACTATATGGATTGGTACGAATAATGATAATGGTACAAATACCAATCAAGAGTGTTGCTTAAAAAGCCCTGGAGAGAATGTGTTTAGTTACGACCCTGGAGTATGTCCAGAACCAGTACCAGATCCACAAATAGAAGTAGAGCTTGATCCACAACCGTTTTGTCTCAATGGTGAGATATATAATGAAGCAATTTTTAATGATACTATCATAAAAAGCTCTATATCCATAAGAACAATGATGCTGGGTGATCTTGATAAATTCAAACTAGAGCATCCAAACTTTACAGCGGGTGATCTAGAAGCTTATGGTCGTTGTTGTTTACCTGATATAAATAACCCATATAATTTTATTAAAGCTACTTCTAGACAATTAGAAGGAACAGCTGATTATGTAATAGAGTTCCCAGGTGGTGAATGTACAAGCACTACTATAACAGATGATAATGATGTTTGTGTGCCAGGTACAGATGGCTATGGTAGAATGTCAATATCAAATCAGCCTTGCTGTATCAAAGACGGTGTGACCCATGTAGGTCCGCATGAAGATGGTTTATGTGATGATAAAGAGCCTGGATATCTATACTGTGATGGTAAAGCATTTAATAGTGGTAGGACTTATCAGACTGTCAACGGAGAGATTGCTTGCGAAACCGCAGATGGTAGAATACAAGCTTACGGAGATGTTACCGATGCAGAACGTAGTTGGGTTGGAAAGCCATGTTGTATGCCGGGTGATGATCCTCGAAATTTCTCCCGCTTAGAAGAAGGGTCTTGGTGCCATACGAGCGATCTTTGTGAAGAACAACCAGACAAATTACCAGATTGTAAACCAGGTAGAATACAGTTAACTTTTTGGGCCCAGCAGTCATGGGATCAAGTTCAAATAAATCCCGAAGGTTCTTCTCCAAATGATGTGGGAGGAATACAATCATGGGGTCGCCCGGATGTAGGTATAGGTACTAGTAAAATTAATGAAAACAAGGATGTAGCATTCGAGCCGGTAGGTGATGACCTAACAAGATACATTACCATTACAGACGCCGCAGGCACTTCTGTCGAGGGTGCCAGCTGGCCAGAAGGAGTATATTTAAAAGATAAACTAACAATCAAATTTATTACAGGATCACCTACATTAGGAGGAGACAATCGTGCAGCATATATAAAGTTTGAATTACCTAGTTCACAAGGTGAAGTTGAATTCGAACCAAAGATACCAGATAGTTTTGATACAGGTACTGGTTATCAGCATCAAATAATCGCCAAAAACGGAAAAGCTTTTTATAAGCCTGGAACAGGTTTGCAAAATTGGTACTCTGCGAGCCATTTCAGCCAAATATTTAATTTAGATGATGAACATTTTAAAAGATATCACTCAGGTGATATTTTAGGTCAGGTAGAGATAAAAGAATATTTTAAGAGAATTAAGACGTTCGTACAAAAAACCGTTATTGAAGACGGTACTGAGACAAAAAAATGGTTCTTCGAAGACGTTGACGATGCTCCTATGTTAGGGTACACGACTTTTTACAACGTATACTGGTTTCAAGTTTTTGGAGGAATTAGAAGAGCCGTGCAAGTTGATGAACAACTCGCTACCCAAGCGCCATATTCAGAACTCGGCGGAACAGGAGCTCAAGCGTTAAATGCATGGTTTGGTCCGACATATCAATCAGCACCAAATGGCTGGCCTGGTTTGTGCGGAACCCAGCCGTGTTACGGTGATAAATATTGCGGAACTTGGGCGTCTGATGTAATAAATATTAATATAATGGCTAGCAATCCAATTATACGCTAACGACCTGCAATAAAGAGAGATTTAATATTATTAAGATCGTTTAAAAACTCTCTGTAGCATGCTACAGTTTGCGCGTCAGTACTCTCCATAATTAATTGCTGACCGTTAAACTGATATTTCTCTAATAGGGTTTGATACTTATTAATAGCGCTATTGATGGCTTGATAGGTCATTGTAGGTTTAGTACGTTCAAATTCACTTACGTTCATATTCATATTTATATATTGGTTGTTTAAGCGCAAACGTGTTTACTGAAGTTCTTAACTGCACTTCGAGCACCATTAGGCTGATAATACTTCTTCTGCTCAGACCAACACTCAGATGACATAATCTGAATAGTAGGCGCAGTCTTATGAGCCCAGTTCATAGTTCCTTTGTATCTAGATACATCAGGTCGCCGAAAAGCACAAGCTTTACAGGACTTGAGACCAAATTCAATACGAGCAGTTTCAATATCGTTTCCACATGAGCATTTCATATAACATATATTATAGAACGATAGCAGATAGATGCAATAAAAAAAGAGCGGCTTTCACCGCTCTTGTGCTTTTATTCGTGTTTATTTAGACTTAGAAGTTGATAGATAAACCACCTGACCAGATAACATCACCATCAACTTCTGCAGTAGCAAAATTGAAGTTCTGAGTATCGAAGTCGTTATCAACATAGTTCACACTAACAAATGGAGATAACTGCCATTTAGTCAATGCGAGCTTAGCTCCAACCTCTGCAGCCTCATAGTCTTCAAAGACATGATAGGCTACCTTAGGAGCAAACGTAAACCACTCGTCTCCCTTAAGCTCAATGGAATACGACTTAGTTAGACCGAACGTTAAACCGTTCTGCTCTAGTCTCCAATCATGAGTATAACCAACAAATGGAGTCACCCATGGTGTGACTAATCCAACAGTACCAGCAATCTCATTGTTCCTAGGAACGTTAAGATCTGTCCTACGAGTGGTATACACACCATCTAAACGTAGAGCAAACTTATCAGACCCACCAAGAGATAGAGTCTTACCTGCACCTACGCTCCAGAAAGAATCAGTGTTTTCAGCGATAACCATTCCATTACCATATAAATCCACTGGAATGAAGTTATTCTCTGCTGGAGAATGCAATGATAGTCCAATATATCTAGCAGCCTCTCCTGTGTAGTTTACACCTTTACTAATAATAGTATCAGTGTATCCTGCCTCAACAGAGAAACTAGGTTTAATAATAGTTTTCTTTACTTCATTAGTCTGCGCCTGAATGCTAATACTAACAAACAATGCACAGATAGTTAATAATGTTTTCTTCATACCCTAATATTTATAACATATAAACCGAAAAACTCCACAAAAAAAGTCGGGCTGTTTACCCGACTTGAAGTTATTTCTATTATAGGAACCTTTACCCTTCTTAGGCTTATGTAGCCTCGTGCCTGTATTCCACGGTATCAAACACCGTATCTTCTTCACTTTCTCTTTCATATCTAGCCTTCTTCTCCGGCCCGCAGCTGATTTTCACCCGGCGGTCCCTAACTCTAATCACCATCTTTACCATATTTACCGCTCAATCTCTTTCCGAATATAGTACTTCCAGAAAAATACAGTCAGGATCGTCATACAAATACCAGATGTATAGTTAACTACAACCCAGAATCTTGCAATGTCATTACTTGTAACATATAGTAATCCTGATGAATAACCTACGAGGTTGAGGATCAGCATACCTAATGATACATCTTTTGAGCTCTTATTCCTGACCATCCTGATAATCTGTGGGAAATACGCTATTGCGAAACATACAGATAACAGGATACCAGAAGTCTGCTTTATGATTTCTGATATACTCTCCATATCACTTCTTCCTCTTTCCTACGCGCTTCCTGGTAATGGTGACTGTCTTGCGGGTCTTAATTCCGTTCTTAGTTGTTTCTCTTACTGTTTGTCGTTTGCTCATAACATTATTTATTATAAATTCCTTATATGGAAAATCTACGAAAATTTGCAAAAAAAATTTTTGCCATGGGATCTATAACCCGGTTTTCCCCTTTTCTATATATAGCAGATTCTCGTACTTAAGTCTTCTAGATCTAGAGAGCGCTACTATCTAGATCTCTCTAGTGTAGCGCTCTCGTACTCTCTACATATTAGAATGGGTTCTTATTATTAACCATCTCCTCCAGTACTTCATTACTAGTTTTAAGTACAGTAGTTTCTTTCTCACTATCCCACTCGTACTTAACAGTAGGAACATTAGCAGCTACTTCAGCATCATACTCGTTAGATACATTCTTTACAGCTTTAGTAACAGCCTCTTCAAGAGTGGTCTCCTTCTTAACAGCAACTACTTTAGGTGCTTTAACAGCTTTCACTACTTTACCTTTTGCAGGAGTATACACACCATCAACAAAAGAGAACTCTTCACGACACTTACTGTTATTACGAACCAGATCAGCTAATTGAGCATCACTAAAGGTAGCATCAGTAATAGTGCTAACAGCTACTCCCTTACGCAACTTACTACAAACGTTCTTACTAACGTAATTGTTCAACAACCACTCTACACTCTTACCCAATCGATCAGCTTTTGATCGCAAATAGTTCTCGCTAGTTACACGTGACTGACCACTAATGACACAAGTTAATTTAGGTGCTTTCATTTCTATATATTCTTTCTAGTTAAGGTTAATCTTATTGTTAATAGTATATCGGATATCAATTCGCTATGCCAATAAATTTTCTGGCTTCTTCCATCAGATCTTTCTTAGGTTGAAGTTCACGATGTATGGCTTTCAAAAAGCTCATACGTTGACCCCATTGATGTTTAGCGTTCAGGTTAGCACGCTCCTTTTTGGTATATTCAATCTTCATTATCATATCTATCTCTTTCTATTAAAGTGTTATTTCAGCAAACTTTACACTTTAAGAATTAAATTCATATTTTCCAATAGCGTCTATTTGATCTATAATATTTTCAAAGATGGACTGTTCTTTAGCTTGTTCGGTAAGCGTTTTGATCTTTTTTGTTTCTTTCATACCATAAGATCCATTAGAAGAACAAAATTCATCATTTGTAGCGTCCCAT